AATTGTAGAATTGTTATAACAACTGAACCTGATAGTAATGCCGAATTAAAAATAGATAAATTAAAACAAATATCTGGTGGAGATCCAGTACAATGTAGATTTTTGTATGGAAAATCTTTTAATTACGTACCAAGATGGAAATTATTTCTCCAAAGTAATTTTGAAATAAAAATGCCAAATTCTGCAGGTAAATCACAAATAAGAAGGGCACATGTAACTAGATTTCCTTTTAATTTTACAGATAATCCAGTATTGGCAAATGATAAAATTGCTGATAATACAATTAAAACTAGAATTAGAGGACCATTATATAATATTGCATTTTTTCATATATTATTGGAATCATATTATAAATGGATTGATGGCGGTAGAAATTTTAATTATTCTGACAATATTAAAGAACAAACACAAATGTTATTAATGGAAAATGATCCAATTACCCCATTTATTGAAAATTATATTATTAAAACAGGTAATGTAAATGATAAAATTAAAAATTCAGAATTATATGAAAAATTTAAAAAATTAATAAATGGCGAAACACATACAGTTAATTCACAAGAATTTAAAAGCGGAATGAGTTCTAAAGGATTTCCTGTAAAAATGCTTGATGGATATGTTATTTATAGAGGAATACAATTTAATACTGAAAAATATAATAAATTTATGGAAGATAGAAAAAAAGCTAAAAATGAAGATTTTGATTTATAAATATAAATTTAATTTATTATTTATAAATATGGGTAATTATAATTATTGTTTGATCGATCCTTGCCATGTCCTGTACTTATATTTAATTATTTCGTTGATTTGACGAGATAATTAAATATAAAAATTAAAGTGATATAAAGAAATATTATATAATATAGGGATATAGGGAATGTTTAGATATCCATATTCGGTTAGCTCTTGGCGACAAGTATGTGAGAATGTAGAAAATTGGGTCAAGTGCGAATGTGGAGCACACCTTTGCAAGAGTAGTATAAAAAGACATAAGCTTACTACCAAACATTTTAAGAATTTATATGAAAAAGAAAATTCAGTACATTAAGTACCTTTATAACCACTATGATAAATTGCTCTCATTTGCAGAAGAGCTTTATTATAGGCATGGATGATAGAATCATCTGAGTTTTTATTAAAATAGTATTTTTTACCATGGTTACCCCATTGGAAATAGTTACCACTCCTATCTTTACCGCGATGTATTGGCATTTATATATTATTCAAGAGATTTTTTACAATCTCTACATAGTTTCCTTCCACCAGGTTCATTATAACATGTATCTCCACAACATTCGCATTTATTTCTTTTTTTTATTATTTTACCATTTACGAAATCGTAAATAGGAGGGTATCTCGATTTAAAGCAAAACTTATAATGTAAGTTCACAGGTAAAATTTGAACGAGCGGCATATTATATCTGCAATAAATTTATTTTTACAATGCCAACATGATATTGTGAAAATTAATTATTTAACATACAGTCTAATTGATAATTCAATGTCTTTTAATTTAAGATAACATTTCTTATGGTATTGCCTACTATTCCAATCAGAAGTTTTATTGAAAGATCTTAATGACTTATTACAATAAGCACAATTACCTTTTTCCATATATTTTTATATTCTTATATGAGATAATAAATTGATTTAAATTAAACGCACTTAGTCCTCTCCTAAAATAGCATTAATTAATTTATTCTTCATTTGTGCATGTATTCTATGTTTATAAGTGCGCACATGTCTCCAATTATTTTGTTTTTTAATTGTTGCACCACATATTTTACATTTAAATGTAGTATGTAAATATTCGAGACGTCTTTTTTTCTTTAGTTCATCCGGATCCATATTTTGTTCTTCCTTAATTGTTTTTCTTAAAATAGCTCTTCCTAATGGACTTTTTAAATATCTAAGTTCTTCAGGTGTATATGAAAGTATCTCAGTATCAACCATTAATTTTTCTTGTATTTCATTTATTTTATCCCGTCCATATTTCTTATTAAAAAAATCATCCTCTTGACTCATATCTTGACTAGTCATTATATAATGTACTAGAGAAATAAAAATCGTGTCTATATATATAAGATGTTTAGTTTTAATAAAGGTCGACCTGTAGCCAAAATTAGAGGAGGCGAATATGATGGTGATGTAATTTATATAGATACAGAAAATGAAGAGCCTCCTAAGAAAAGTAAAAAAGGAAAGAAAGAAAAAAATCAGATCATAGGAACCGAATTTGAAATTGATGATGGTAAATTAGAAATTATTCCAAATATTGATCAAAGGGAAACACTTTATATAGCTGGACCATCCGGATCTGGGAAATCAACATTTGCAGCTAATTATATCGAAAAATATCAAAAATTGTTTGGTAACCCTGTTTATGTATTTTCTAGAGATAACGGTGGTGATGCCACTATTAATTCATTAAAACCTATTTATGTACCTATTAATGAGGATCTTGTTGCAAATCCAATTGATATTACTGAAGAAATGCAAGATTCATTAATATTATTCGATGACACAAATACAGTCCAAGCAGATAAAGTTAGAAAAAGTATTGGTAAACTTATTAATGATATTTTAGAAGTTGGAAGAAAATTAAATATAACTATTGTGCTTACAAATCATCTAGTAATTCCAAATGAACGTAAAGAAAGTAGGGTTATTATGAATGAGATACAGAGTTTAACAGTATTTCCTAAAAGTGGATCATCTCAACAAATCATGTATGCATTAAAAACATATTTTGGACTAAATAAAGATCAAATACAAGAAATATTAGAACTTCCTTCAAGATCTGTTACTATTTATAAATCGTATCCACAATATGTGGTTTATGAAAAGGGTTGCTATATTTTATAAATACGTTTATTAATTTAAAAAGATGATATTATAGAAATATATAGAAAAACATAAAAATGCCAGATTATAGCTTAGGAAAAATTTATAAAATAGTATCGGATCAATATGAATTACCATATATTGGATCCACTTGTAATCCTTATTTAAGTGTACGAATGGCAAATCATCGAAGTGATTTTAAAAGACATTTACATAAATCAGCTCATTATGTTAGTTCATTTGAAATATTACAATATGGAGATGCCAAAATTATTTTAATTGAGAATTTCCCATGTAAAAATAAAGATGAATTAACTCAAAGGGAGCGATATTATATTGAAAATATAGAATGTGTTAATAAAGTAATACCTGGTCAAACAAATAAAGAATGGTGTGAAAAAAATAAAGATAAAGAATATGAAAAAGGTAAAAGATGGCGTAATAAAAATAAAGAAAAATTAGTCAAACAAAGAAAAGAATTTTATCAAACAAATAAGATTCGAATAAATAAAGCGCATCAAGAATATTGTAAAAAAAAAATTACTTGTGATTATTGTGATATTGAAACAGATAAAGGTAATTTATCTAGACATAATAAAACACCAAAACATATTAATAATGTTAATATATCAACCGATATATTTAATAATCTAATTTAATAATATAATTCGAATGAATGATATTATTAAGAAAGAAGAAGCAATTCCATTAAGTGATAAACAAGTTATGAAATTGGTTAATAATAAAGCTAATTTAGTATTGTATCCAGATTTACATAAATATGATAATATAGATGATATTTTAGGAAAATATGGAGCATGTATTATTTTATTTGAATCAAAACCTCAATATGGTCATTGGTGTTGTATATTTAAAGTTACTAATAAGCTTCTTGAATTTTTTAATCCATANGGAGGAATTTATGATGGAGAACCTGATGAAGGATTAAAATATATTGATCCAAAATTTAGAGAACAAACTAATCAATTAATTCCATATTTATCTTTGTTAATGATTAATTCTCCTTATGAATTATCATATAATGAATATAAATTTCAAAAAATGGGTAAAGGAATAAATACTTGTGGTCGTCATGTAGCAGTAAGATTACAAAATAGAAAAAAATCATTAAATGAATATCATGAAGAAATGGAATCAGTTTCAAAAAAATATGGAATTGATTTTGATGCTATTGTTACTCTTTTGACTATTAAAATTTAATATATTGTTATAATATATATTTGATGTTAAGACAAAGTACAAATAGATTACAGAATCCTTATATTGATAGTCAATATAGAGGACCTGCATCATTTCCCCAATCAAATCCAGGTGAAGATTTTCAACCAGATAATATTTATGTAAATATGATTTTTGATAATACAACAGGAGCTCAACCAATACCAGCAACAATTGTAAATAATTTTTCAGTTCCAGTAGTAAATAAACCAGATGATTATTATTTGGCAATTACTAGATTTGATATTCCATTATCCGAAATTCCTTTATTTATTTGTCCGATAGTACCAAATCAAGGAGATCCAGATCTAACACCATTTTATATTGGTATTGATTATTTAGGAGTTAAATATCCTATTAATGTTCATTTCTTTTCATATCAATCAGTACTAAATGCTCCAGTACAAGATAAACCATATCAAGTTATAACACCTTATTATTATATGTATTCAGTGCAACAATTTTTAGATATTATTAATTATGCACTCGAATTAGCAATTGTAGCATCTGGTTATCCAATGACAGGATTAAATATGCCATACTTTTATTTTGATGGATCTACTGAATTAATATCATTAGTTTATCCTGCAGCATTTATTACAGGAGTAAATAAACCATTAATATTTTTAAATACTGCATTACAAGAATGGATCAATGGATTTACTTTTCAATATAGAGGACCACAACCACAATTTAATGATTTTTATTTTGAATTACAAAATAGTTTAACTAATCCATCAAGATATCCTGGAGCAGAAAATTTATTTACTCCAACAACTGGATTTCCAGTAACATATCCTCTTGGATCAACTGGCCCATTATGTCCATGTGGAGGAACTGGAACTATTGTACCTTATTATTACAGAATTACGCAAGAATATAAATCGATTAATAATCAAGTTGCCGTTAAAAAAATTTATATTACAAGTACTGCATTACCAACAATTCAGGAATTTACACCACCATCTGCATCATCATCTGCAGCTATATTACCTATTTTAGCAGATTTTGTTCCTAATATTAATAATTTATCAGATACTAAAAGTATTGCATATTATAATCCTGAATCACAATATAGATTGGTTGATTTAACTAGTAGTACACCAATTAGAGTTATTGATCTTCAAATTCAATGGGTAGATCAACAAAATAATGTTAATCCATTATATTTACCTTCACGATCTCAAGCAAATGTTAAATTTGTTTTTGCAAAAAGAACACTCTATAAGTCATTAAAATAAATGTTGTATAAAATATTTTATCTAATGTTAAATTATATAAAATGTCTTTGAGTTATTCACCACTTCAAGTAGTATCTGTCTTAGATCCTGTAATTGATTTAGAAGATCAAGCCAGTCGTAAATATGCTATAACTAAAGGAGGTAATCAATATACATATAAGGAATATATCGCAACAACTGTTAGTAATAATTCTATTACATGGAATTGTCCTCCACCATCAGCAAATACTATTGTAGATAGAAAAATGTATGTTAAAATTCCAATTCGTCTTCAATTTACTGGAACAGTTACAGGAGCTACTGGTCCTAGTGCATTATTATTGAATCCAGGAAAAGATGCATTTAGACAATTTGCATTATCATCTTCATGTCAAATGTTACAATTAACGATTAATGGTCAACCAGTTCAAATTCCATTATCAGAAGTTATTCATGGTCTGAATAGGTATAATTGTGGAGAAGAAGTTCTAGCAACAGAATATTCTCTAGCACAAGCAGTTTATCCTGATCAATCTCATGATTATAATGATTTATATGGATCTATAAATAATCCATTAGGAAACTTTCTTGATGCTCGTCAAGGATTAGTTGCACCAAGAGGAGCTATTCCATTTACAATTGTTCAAAATAATTCAACATCAGCTATTGTTGATGCTGTTCTTGTTGAACCATTATTTGTATCACCTGCTTATTATGGTCTTGGTGATGCTGCTGGTTTTTACAATGTCAATGCTATTCAAGTTACAATGAATTTTCTTAATAATGGATTTAGAGCTTGGTCACATGCTCAATCTGTTTCACTTGGAGTTTATAGTACAATAACAAATATTCAAATGCAATTTAGCAATTTTACTGGTGGAGATTTTAGTTATGATATAAATGCTCAACCAGCAATTTTATTTAAATATATTACTCCATCAAATCAAATGCATTTGTCGCCGGTGAATATGCCATTAACATACCCCTATTTCGAGGTGACCGATTCACAAACCGCATTACCTGGAACATTGGCTCCAGGATTAATTAAACAATATACATCAAATAATTTACAATTAAATTCAATTCCAAGAAAGATTTATATGTTTCTTAAAAGAAATAATACACAATTACAACAAACTGCAATTTATCCAGATGTATTTTATCCAATATTTAATGTTAATATTACTCTTGGAAATTATACAGGTCAATTATCATCTGCAACTGTTGAACATTTATATGAAATTGCATTGAAAAATGGATATAGAGGTTCATTTACTCAATTTAAAGGAGATAAAGTACCAATTGGAACATATGCAGTTGGAGGAGCTACTCTTGTTACTGAAGGAAGTGTGCTAGCAATCGATTGTAGCACAGACCTTGGACTCCCAGATGGAATTTGTGCAGGATATCAAGATCAAGTTAACTTCCAAGTTACATTTTCAACAATTAATCGTTATACTGCAGCAAATGGTGCAGAGGATCCAGCATTAGTTTTTCATATTGTAACTGTCAATGAGGGATCTTTTGTAATTCCACAAATTAACAGCGCAGTCAAGTCACTTGGAATTATTACTGCACATGATATTCTTAATGCCAGAGTCGATCGTAATATTAAATATCATGATATTGTCACGGTTAATGGAGGTTCTCGTGGTAATGGTAATTTTTTAACAAATATTAAAGATTTTGCTATTAAAAATGCGCCTGGTGCAAATCAATTTTTGAAAGATACAAAATTAATAAGTAGCGCATTATCTGTACCTAATCCATATAGTGCTGTTACAATGCCTGCTGCTGCAGTTGCAAGAACTTTAGGTTATGGAGAAGGTGGTGATGGAGGCGCTGTTTATGATCCATCACAAGATATGGAAAATTATGGAGGTAGACGTATGAGTAAAAAACATTTGGCTAAACGTTTAATGCATATCTAAATCAATTACATATTTAATATCTTAATTGAATATATAAATGAATTGTGGAAGTGCCATATATGATCCTTCAGAAGATATGGAAAATTTTGGAGGTATTTATTATAATATATACAATGAACCTTATCAAATTGTACAAAAATATGAATACAATATGGATCCAATAAATCAACGTATGAAACAAATTGCAGATGAAAGATTAGTTGCGCGATTTAGTGTTCCTCATATTATGGGTATGGGAGTAGAAGGAATTTATTGTGGACCAGGAAAAATACCTAAAGGTAAAAAATTAGGTACCGCAAAACAATGTATTAAAAATAAACAATTAAGATATTGGGGAGTTAAAGAAGTTGATCCAGAATTATTGGAAGGAATCAATGATGAATTAACCGCTGAAAAACAAAAAAATATGATAATCAAAGAACAACTTAAATTAAAAAAATTAGAAGATAATGCCAAAATATTAATTAATGATTATAAGAAATTGAAAATTAAATTAGATAATGCTATTAATGATGGTAAAAAACATAAATCACTTGATAGTATGATTAATAAAATAATTCAAAGAAAAGATAGATTAGTTAAGAATATCAAAAAACAACGTCAAATAGTTGAAGCAATGAAAGAAGAAGATATTGATGAAGAACAAGCATTTATTAATGAAGCTGCTAAAAATCTTAAACAATTAGAACGACGCGAAAAGAAACAATTTAAAAAATATGAAAAATATGGATTAGGGAATGGAAATATATATAATAGTGATGCAGTACATGATAGAATGGAACAAATAAAAATAGCGAGAATGTTCCAGAGATATAATCCGCCACGAAATATGGAAATGCAACCACGCTCAATGTAATTA